GTATATATGCCGTGCCTCGGAAAAAAGGCGTATGAGGCCATCATGGCAGCGTATACCGCCGCCTCCCGGCGCAACGGCAACAAGTACATCCCCCTGATGCAGCGGGATCGCCTGCAGGTCATCGTCAAGGGGACATACTGCGGCGTGGTGCTTGACGGCGGATATAACCTGACCGAGGCAAGCTACAAGTCGAGCATGCAGCAGGTCGTCAACCGCGTGGTCATCACCAACAAGGATGGCAAGACCGTCAACACGCTGCAGGACGCGGCCTCCCGCCGCAAGTATGGCACGGTGCAGCGGGTATATAAGCAGCAGGACGACGTCGACAACGCCGCCGAGGCGCGGGCGCTCCTTAAGGGTCTTGAGCGGTCAGGCAGCGTTACCGCCCTCGGCGACGTGCGGGCCGTATCAGGTTACTCTGTCGCCGTGCAGGAGCCGGTCAGCGGCCTATACGGCAAATTTTACGTCGAGTCCGACACCCACACATGGGAGGCAGGCAAATACACGATGCAGCTGACGCTCGCCTACGATAACCTCATGGACGAGCACGAGATCGATAAGGTCGAGGACAAGGATAAGTCTAAGTAAGGAGGGATCAGCATGTCAAGATGGGCAATTGAGCTCGCAGAGGCCCTCCGGGGCCAGAGCGGATCAGATGGGGCGGACGGCGTCACTCTGCGGATCGCAACCGTCACATCAGTTAATCCTCTGGGGATCAACATCAACGGCGCGAACATCAGCCGCAATGTCTATTGCAATCCGGCGTATACGCTGGATGGGTATGACACGGTCGATAAGCTGCGGGAGCTCTTTATCGACGCGCCGGAGCCCGCCGCCCTCTTTGCGTTTTTGGAGGATTTCCATTCGGCGTTTTTGTTGCGCCCGGGAGATACCGCCCTTACGGCGCAGATCGGCACCGCGTTTTACATCGTCGAGAGGGTGGCGAGCAACGTATGAGCGACGATATCGGTATTTTTCCCTTTGTCCCCACCGATGAGGTGGAGGACATCTCCGACACGGCCATTGAGGAGCTGCCGCTCTACCGGGAGTATGCATACGACTTTGAGCGCAACTGCCTTAAGACCGGGCCGGACGGCAACACCTATCTGGTCGAGGGCAACGAGGCGCTCCGCATATGGATCTATAAGGCGCTGCGCACGGTGCGCTATGCGCATGCGGCCTATGACGATGAGTACGGCTGCGAGCTTAATAACCTCATCGGGGAGCCGATGGCCAGCGAGATCACGCGCCTTGAGATCAAGCGGTATATCACGGAGGCGCTGATGGTTAACCCGTACATCGAGGAGCTCAGCGACTTTCAGTTTACCTCCACGCAGAGCGGCGTGGAGGTTTCTTTCCGTGTCCGCACCGGCTACGGGACGGACACGATCACAATGGATGAGGAGGGCACGGTCTATGCCATATGATTACGACGCGCAGTCGATCCTTAAGCGGCTCATGGACGGCCTCCAGAGCGACGTCAACCGCCTGC